TGGATGAAGCTCGCGAGTACGCCGACATCATCCCCAATGCGGAGCGGTGGTACTGGCTGGCGACCGGTTGGAGCAATCCCGGCAAGTCGGACAGTAATCTCGCCATGTGCGTCAACTACAATGGAGTCTGGAGCTACAACTACTGTTCCAACTCGGACGGCATCCGCCCTGCTTTGAAGGTTCAGACAGACATCATCGATAGCTCTGCAGACAAATTGGACATGAGTGAAGTTCCGACCGATGTGTTACTCGAAGAAATCCACAAAAGAATAGTAAATAGACAGTGATATTGGAGGAATAAAATGCTACTTTTAACGCAAGGCGGAGAAATCATAAATCTTGACCGTATGGCAATCATTGATACCGCAAGCCTTAATGTTTATGCAAGACAGGGCATGGGTGAGCGTGGAATTATCCTTGGTAGTTATAACTCCGAAAGTAGGTGCTATGACGTTATTGCAGAAATTTATGACGAATATGCACATGGGCAGGATATGTATTCCATGCCGAAGGATTAACGATGAACGATTTTCAGAAAATCTCCATCCCAAAGAAAGAACGACTTGAAGTTCAACTTACAGATGGCACAGAAGAACACAATAT